CGTGCCAGAAATCCCCGAGAAACTCGTAGACCGTGTTCGTCTTCGGGTCGAACCCATCAACCTTAATTGCCCGCTTTCTACCGGGAAGCTTTATCGGGTACTCCCGAAACTCTTCTGGAATCCCCAGCGAGTCGAGCCATTCTTGAGAAATCCTTGATATCGGGCCTCCAGAGCAGTACGGACATCCAGTGCCCCTGGACCTGTCGTTAATAATAGCTTCCCAGTCGTGCCCCTCGGAACATCGCCACCAGGCTTTCTTGCTTGAACTTTTAGTAACCGTATTAGGGGCCAAGGCGCCGTTTTTCGTCGGGTGCCACTCAACTGCAAGTCCAGGATTAGAGGCTGCAAGGCTGTTGTCTTGACAAACCCTGTGTCCCGAACAATAGGGGCAACCGTCGCCTCTTGTACGCCTTTCTACAGCCGTGCGCCACTCGTGTCCCTGCTCACAAAACCACCAGGCATTAAAATCCGAGCCAGGTGTAATATCAGCTGGACTTACACCCTTGTTTTTCGCCGGGTGCCACTGCCTTGCCAGCTGAGGGTCTGCGGCAGCTAAGCAAGTCTCCGGGAGGGCTCTTTTCCCAGCACAGTACGGGCAGCCACTCCCCCTGAACCTATTAAAAACACACTCTTCCCATTCGTGCCTCGTGCCACACTGCCACCACACTTTCTTATTACAGCCTTTGGTAACATCGGCTGGTGTTAAACCTAAATTTTTCGTTGGATGCCATTCGGATGCCAAAAGCGGTTTTATAAAGGCGATGCTTGTTTCTGTTGATGCCTTTCTTCCTGAGCAATACGGGCAGCCCCTCCCACGGAACCTATCTTTAACGGTGGTCCTCCAGCTATGCCCCCTTGCACAAACCCACCAAACTTTTTTATGAGAGCCCGTGGTGACATCAGTTGGCGTTAAACCTTGGTTTTTATGGTAACACCACTCCGCTGCTAACTTAGGGTTAGCAGCGGCGAGGCAGTTCCTATAGGTACGTCTCATAAACAATACACGTCTTTAGAACGAAATCTCGCAGGCGCCGCCACTACAGGCTAGAATTTCCTTGTGGGACGTCTGGTCGTCTGCTTCACCAATCTGTGTCAAATCCAGGGCTTTCACATATCCCATCAGCTCGTCATACTTGTCTTTGGAGCAGTCCTCGAATGGTGCCTGCACATACGAACCACCATCGAAGGGAAGAACTGTAAGTCCATTGTAGAAGCTCCTGTTGTCCCACATCCACTGCCCCACCTTTACCCACTCACCCTCCTTAACAGAGATTGTGGCAGAGACATTGTGATTATTAGAGCCCTTAGTGTAGCCAGGCTTAATCCATTCCATACTGAACTTCTTTACCCGGTTCAACAAATCTAGTGCAGGCTCATCCCTAAACGCGGAGCCCTTGGGCGCCTTGACCGGAAACGAGATAACTGCCTCTAGGTGCGGCTTGAAGTACTCGTCCTCAACTAGCTCTGGAATATTTTCCTTCAGGTAGCTGTAGATGGCCTCCTTCTTGTTCACTCGGATACGTCTAATATAGTACGGAGCATGCCACGCGTGAATACCACTAGAGGAGCCAACGACAAGGCTTGCAGTGCCTTCGGGCTTAATAGCTGTAGCACGTGCAGCCCTATTGATTCCGATGAGGTCAGCAACGCGGTGGTTCTCTTCAACTACTACCTTCGCAGCTTCCTCGAGGTTGTAGCGCATCACCTTACCGCTTGCGATGCCAGTCATACTCACACCTAGCAAAGCATCCTTCTCGGTATTGCGTTGCCATACGTCACGTAAGTAGTGGAAGTTCGTATACGACGCCTGGAGTGTACCAATAAACGCTGCGGCGCGCACGCGGTTATCCAAGTCCTTCTGGGAGGTAACGTTAGACACGTTGACGCTAGTCAAATTACAAAATTGGTTGTTCTTCAGCGAAATCTCCGCGCAGGGGTTCGTTCCTACTTCCATATCATTCGAAAAGTAGATGCCTGGCTCGCCGGAGCCGCTCAGCCTAACCTTATCCCAGAGCGCCCAGAAGCGGTCCTCAGAAATCATATGGCGCAGTACCATCACAGAATTGTTGGCACGAGCGCGCTGAGGGTTCTTCTCCCACCAGTTACCGAACTTGCAAGACATCATATCGTCATCATCTATAGAAAACAGGGCCAGGCAAGCGGCGCGACGAACCCCGCCAGACAAGACGGCATCTGCGATGTAGCAAATGATATCGTGCGCCTCGATAGGCTCTAGCTTAGTGCCCTCTTCCTTGGCGTCCAAAACTTTCCTGATGTTGTGGATGCAGTCTTTTAGAGGCTGCGGCCCAGGTGCCCTGCCCCCTGTGGTGATGAGGGGAGCGCCCTTGTCTCTGATATCAGAATAGTCAAACATCGGATTCGAGTTACCAAAGAAGTATGCCTTCATCAGCACTTTGATGGCGTCTGCCCAGCCCTCAATAGAGTCACCGATAAGGTAGCGCCTAGACCTCTTCATAGGCCCTTTGACTACAGGAAGCTTCTCAATATGGTGCCTTTGAACACTGTAGCCTACACCTGTACCGCCGAGCAGCAAAAACATAATCTCAGAGAAAACCTGCCAGTCATCAATCGCCGTATATGCACAATTGAAAACCCTAGAGGGGTTGATTTCAATCGGCTTCCCAGCAAACTGTGCGCTGCGCATAGATGGAAGAACCTGCTTATCGTACACATACTTGTACGCAGCTTCGATGTCTTCCGCAAGCTGGGGGAACTTCTTCAGGTGCATCAGCTTATTACGAGTGATTATCTCTTCCCACGTCTCTCTACGCCTAGCGTCGGGTAAGTATTTGGCATACTTCATGTACGTCGTAACATCTGACAGGATTTGGCCTGAAATTTCCATAGTTATAGCCTCTTTCTGAATTACAGTGGTGTGGTGGTTATCGTGCTACGATAAAAAAGCACGCCGGCGAGTCCTTGACTAACTCTACTGGCAGGAGAATACCTTCTACGTCTCTGTTGTTAGAGGCCGACATCAAACGCTCCCTGCTACTGCGAAACGTTTTAGACCTACAGACGTCAGACACCTCGGTACGCAAAAAGGTTGATTCAAAGAACCAGCTGAGTAGCTTGGCCCTATTAAGAAACACGAACTCTGCTTTGCGGACATACACAATCGTGTCCGCTTTACTCTCAAAGATGCACCCGGCGTTGGTGAGCCTTTTGTTAGACCACACCTCCCAGTACAAATTTCCTGTCCTATCGGATGTCTTATCCCTCTTTACCTCTATAGTTCGACCAAACCTCTTGGTGAAATCAGCGAACACTTTGCTGGCCGCCTTGTCCGTTAACCCTAGCTTAGAGCCGTCAAACTCAGTAACTTCCAGGTCCCACCCAAGGCGCTGGTCCCCCACGTTCTCACATATCGCCCCAAAAGTGTCCAGCAGCAGCGCGCGAACGGGCTCCTCGCCTTCCAACTTACCGAGCTTCAAATCGTGTAATAGTTGGCTTCGTGTGCTTGTCAATTGATGGCCGCCTCTTAGTTGGTTATCTACATATAGGACTAGCGCGAGCGCTCGTAAGCTAGTCTTTTGTCCAAAAATCAGAAATCGACGCGTCTACGAGCATAGGTACCTTCTTGAAAAAATAGGAAAATCCCCTTACCATGCAGTCCTCGAGGCCGCGGGCCATCTCGTCGGCCTGGTCGGCCCGAGTTTCCGTAATAATCTCGTCGTGGACCACCATGATAATCTTAGAATCAAGCTTCTTCTCACGAATGAAGTCATGGGTGTAGACCAAGGCTAGCTTAGTAACATCGGCACTACTTCCTTGAATATAGCCGTTGGCAGCCTGGCGCTTAATCTTACCAACATCCTGCTTGTACGTGGCTTCGGTCGGGTTTGGCATCTTGTAGTACCGACGGCGCCCATTGACTGTTAGGCTGTAGCCGTTCTTGATGGCAAACGCCGCTTTGGCTGCCATGAACGCCTTCACGTTGGAGTAAATTCTGAAGTACTTGGCGATGAGCTTCTCGGCCTCGTCCTCTTCAATTCCCAGAGTCTGTGCAATCTTCCACGCACCTGCGCCGTAGATTAGGGCGAAGTTCAGTGTCTTAGCTACACGGCGTTGGGACTTGGTCACAGCAGACACAGCGACGTCGTAAATCATAGCGGCTGTGTTAGTATGGATGTCCTCGTTGTTGAGGTACGCCTTCATAAAGATTGGGTCATCAGAGGCATCAGCCAAAACGCGCAACTCTTGCTGGCTGTAGTCAGCACCTACGTACTTGTACCCCTCGGTGGGGATGAAACACTTACGCAGGTCGGCTACGGTTACAGTCTTAAGCTTCCCCTCATCATCCGTAAATTCATACCTAGCCTTGTAGCCTTCTGCTAATACGTACTCATCAAAGTTCTTGGGGTAGGTAAAGGAAGGAATCTGTTGAAGGTTTGGCCCGGAAGAAGAACTGCGCCCTGTATCTGCGCGGAGTTGGTTGAAGTTGGCGTGCAGACGCCCTGTCCCCTTATCAACCTTATTCAAAAAACTAGTACCGTAAGCAGAAACCAGTTTGTCTAACGCACGATATTGAAGTAGTGTTTCACAGACCGAGTGTTTCTTAGCAACCCTGGACAGCGTGTCTTCGCTAGTGTCCTTTATAGGCTCGCCAGACGACTCTCTAACGCCCATCTTAAGTAGGGTAGTCAATACCTGTGAATGGCTTCCTATGTTCACAACAGGAAGTCCGAACAAGCTATTTTGGGGCACTACGTTCGCCATCTGCTTCAGCACCTGCACTGAGGCCTGCTCCCTGTCGTGGGCAATCTTGTCAATAGTTTCTTCCCACATCTTCTGGTCTATACGACAGCCGGTAAGCTCCATGTCACCAACTACTGGTAGTGTGGAGAACTCTAATGTTGCAGTAGGGAGCAGACCGACATCCATAAGCTCCTGCATCTGCGATTCCGCGATGGGAACTAGCACCAAAGCATCGTTAGCAGCATATTCCAGCTCCGCGTCACCGAACTCCCCCCTGTACGCGCCCTTATCATGAAAGGAGGCACGTACCTCTTTGAGTAATGTTACCCCAAGGTATTTCTTGACTAGGGCGACTAAGCTCGTGGACGGACGAGGTGTAATACCTGTAGTCAACACACGCTCGGCGAGCATCGTACAAAACATATTATTCAGTGTGATACCGGCGAGCTGCTTTAGCATCTTATAATCGAACTTGGCGTTCTGCAGAACCTTCGTTACCATACTGTCTTCTAACACTTCCTTTAGTGGTGACAAGTCTACGAGCGACCTAACGTCAAACACGTACGCTAAATCGCCGGCGGCAATTTGTACCAAGAAAAGGGCATCGTGGTGAGGACTGAGGCCTGACGTTTCAGTATCTACCGCCAGTACTGTGTGGCCTTTCAAAGCGTCCACAGCCTCACGGAGGCCTTTCTGGTCCCTGATATATAGGTAGCTGGGAGGTGGCAAATAAACGTGGCTGTCAGTATCCATTACTCACTCCTTAAAGACTCTACCATAGAGATGATGCTCGTGATAAGCTCGAGCGAGTGGCCCAGCACTATATCCCCAGCTAAACGTGCATTGGGCAATACACCCCGCTTGCTCTGCAGAACAGCCGAAGCCGGCAAGCCACACACCTTTGCCACACGCTTACCAAGAGACAGAAGACTTACTGGTGAAGCAGAGCTTAGGTGTGAAATCCCAGAGCTTCCTGCTAGCACTTCTTCCGCTATCACAGCGGCAATGAGGTCTACAGGATATACGTCTAGCGTGCGGTCCGCGTCTAAAATACCTACACGGCCGGTGTGTACTAGTGCCTCGATAATAGTGTTTACAGGTGATAGGCCAAGCTGCTTGGTCTGCCCAAAGACTTCCCCAATACGAAGTACATTGGAAGACTGTGATAAGTGAGCTACTGTTCCCTCCAGTAGACGAAGGGCGTGTCCACGCAGCGTAGTTGGCAGAGGAACCGTACTGCTGGCCATTGCCTTTGCGCGCCCGCGCCCAAAAACATCGTAGGAACTTACCATAGATACCGCTGGAATGTTAAACGTGCTTAGTAGGGACACCAGAGACGAGGCTGACGCTGTCAGCTGCTTGAAGTCCTCTTCCTCTATGTAAGCCCCCTTAGAGTCTCGGGCTTTCGTAGGCACATATACAAGCCTCTCCGGGCGGTGCTTGTATACCACTGACCCTAGATTAGAGTGGCTAGGTACTTCCCCAATCACCGCGGGGATGCCAGGAGGCAGAGAGTCTGACCTCGCTGGGCCGTACAGAACTACGTCTTCCCCTAGGTACCTCAGTGCTAAAGCAATCGAAGCCCCAAGAAAAGAAATCTCACCTACTATAAGCGTCGTCATTAACCACCCTTACTCAATGTACGTGCCTGCAAACTCGGCAGGCTCTTCTTCTGGGTGATACACTCGGAAGTACGTTTTGTATGCTTCCCTGTGCTCACTCGCCCCGTCGTACCCTGTCTCATCCTTTGCCATAAGCAGCCACGCTTTCAAAGGCTCGGGCAGCGAGCCGACCAGCATCTCTTTCTGAAACTCGTGCCAGGTAAGCTCTTTGCCGTATACCTCAACAATGATTCTCTTCAGGTCCAACCACTTCTGGTTCTTTGTTCCTAGGTTCGGGCCACCGCCGCCATGATACAGGTTGCGGAAACCGCGCTCCCAGATAACGTTCTGCTGCTTTACGTGCCAGTAGAACAGTGGGGTGTTTACCATACTGAACCCGGAAGGCAGCACCATTGTCTCGTGGGGGTTGCCCTGATAACGCATACCAGGCTCCCACTTGTATAGTAGGTGCTTCCAGTAATTGTCCACGTTCGTGTGTACAATCTCCGGCCCCTTCATAGAGATGGACTTGCACTGAAACCCAGCTGCAGTATACGGCAAGTTGTCCATCTTGTCGCACACCTTCTTCAAGCTCTTGAAGGTGTCTTCCTCAAACCACTCATCCGGGTCTGAAACAAGGACGTAATCTCCAGGCTCTGCAAACTCATCAGCGTGCCTCAGGTACTTGGTGCGCTGCGCTGAGAAGTTATCAGTCCACGGATGAATGTAGTAGTGAATCTTCGGCTCTTGCTCAGACCAGTTCCTGAAGAACCAGATAGAGTCATCAATGCTGCCGCCGTCAACGATGACAATGTGGTCAACGTACGGCAGAGCAGCCTCGACGCAGTGCTGAACCTCGCTAAGGCGGTTCTGGGTCATCATGCAGTAGATAATCTTGCTCATACCTGTAACTCCAATCCTTGACTACTCCCACCACGCTTTTCGCGAGGAGATTATGTAATCCACATCAGAGGGCGCTTTCTTGGCCGTAGCTATAACGTACCCCCTGGGCTGCTCTCCCATCCACCAACTTGCCTCTGGGATTGGCGACATATCGTTGTAGAACAGCTTGATGTCACGAAACCCCGCCTTCATTAGCAAACCCCACGCCTGGCCAGGAGTAAAGCCGTTAGTGGCGTGCGCGGACGCTGGGGGCCACTCCAAAACAATCTCTCCACCCATTTTTAGTACCCGGCCCTGCTCCAACAAAAACACTAGAGGGGCCACAGTATGCTCAAAAATCTGGCAGCCAAGGACTGCATCAAAATGTCCTTCCGGAAACGGTAGGTGCTCACAGGGGCAGAGAATAATCTCATCATCTCCCAGACCCAAAATCTTCTTTCCAAACAACACGTTCCTTCTTCCCAACGTTACACCTACGGAGTTAATTCCCATGGACTTGCCAACCAAAACCTCTCGGCCAGTACCACACCCTAGGTGCAGCACTCGGCTACCGGCCGGCCACCTATTTAGGTATCGTACGAACTTGTTGTTAACGTCCAGTGGATAGTCCTCAAAAATCTTATCGTGCTGGGAGCTGAGAGCGTTAACAAACCTCCACAACAGTGGGTCAACAACCCTCCAATCTTCTGCCTCGACACCTTCACCAGCAAGACGAAACCCGAGCTCCTCTATCTCAAGAGCTCTAAATCTCTTCCACTGCTCCTCATACTCCTCTTTGGTATCGCTATACATTCCAGTCTTCCTCTGAAATCTCTGCCACCCTGCTATCCTGGTAGTGTGATAGCAGGGTGTCCGGCATTAGTTTGTGCCGCAAAGCACAGCAACTGTGGAACTTCTCTGGCACTACCTTCCACGTATACCCAGCGCGCAAAACCGTAAGTGAAAGAGAGGTCTGAGTAAAGTTCAACTCCCTCTCATCAACGGAACTGCCCAACACTGCCTCTGCAGTCCGTGCGTACAGCTGAGGAAAACCAATACCATTTCGGAATAGTATCAATCCGGAGTTGAAGTAGAAGTTGCCAGAGCCTTTGTCCAAACAAGTAGGCATAGTAGGTACCGGGCGCTTGATGCCTAGCATATCATAGTACCTGTTCCACACAGGGGTATCTTCCTCCCTCACCCACTTATGAAACGTGTAACAGTTGTCCGGTGCGGCGACATCCACCTGGTTCTCGAAAACCAGCTCCCCGAAGTCACCAAGCACGTACATATCAGTATCCATCCACATACCAAAAGGCTCTTCAAACGGTGCCTGGATGGTGTCTATCTTGCTAAACAAGGGGTACTTAGTATGGGAAACGGTACCTTCTACAACAGAGCAGCCCAAATCCTGGAGCCTTTTGATGGTGTCATCAGAAGGCTTGGCAGCAACACCATACCACGCCGTAACTGGGAACTTCTTGCAGGTGCCGCCGTTTTTCCGCAGGGACCTAACAAGCCTAACCGCCTTGTTCTGGTAATCCTTAGCGTGAACGTAAACATCTCGCCTACTCTCACACGTCGTGAATATACGGCACTGCTCCATCACTACGCCTGCTTCCTGTAAAGGTACTCTCCGGAGCCTTTATGCCAAACCAGCTCAAGACCACGCTCTGCCATAAACTTCGCCCAGCCTGTAGCCGTAAAGCTATATCCATCTGTCAAGTCCTCAGAAAAAGGCTTGCCGGGGAAGATAGGTTGAAAATTGTCAGGCCTGAACGTGCACTCTGTGCACAAGTAGTAGCCTCCCGGCTTTAGAATACGCACAATCTCCGCCACTACGTCGGACTTACGCGCGTGCTTATTGTGCTGCAGCACCGCTGCTGTAAATACCAAGTCAATAGATTCAGGCTTAAGTCCAGTGGCCTCTGCATTAGCCTGGATGAACTTTCCGGTCGGACAGAGCTTCCTAGCGCAGCTGAGCATCTCGGGGCTTTGGTCTACACCAATATACTCAAAACCTTCGAATAGTTTGTGCCAGAGTGCTAAACCGCAGCCAAGGTCCAACGTAGTTACAACCTCGTCTTTAAGCTTTAGCAGCTCCAGGCGCAGGGGTTGGCCTTCACACACGTGGCCTGTTGGATTAGTAGCCCACACATCCAGTGCGTGCTGGTCCCATACATGAATTTCAGTAGAATCGGCCATTGTAATACTCCTACGAGCGCTTCTTGTACAGGTACTCACTAGGAGCCTGGTACCAAACACGGTCAAATTTGTGGGCAGACAGAAACCGTTCCCACCCGGAGGGGGTGAAGCTATACCCGTCGTCTAAGTCGTCCGAGTACGGCCTGCTGCCAAAGGTAGATGCATAGTTATCAGGCCTGAAGGTATTCTCTGTACAGAGGTAGTACCCGCCAGGCTTCAAGATACGGTAAATCTCATTCAGTACAGCTGACTTCCTAGGGTGGCGGTTGTGTTGAATTACCGCTGAAGTAAAGACTAGCTGCACGGATTCATCAGGCAGGCCGGTGGCTTCCCCGGGCATGTTGATTAACACATCATCAGGCCAGCGGAGCTTGGCGTATCGAATCATCTCAGCGTTTTGGTCGATGCCCGTGTAGTGGAAGCCACGAAAAAAGTCTCGCCACAGGGCACCCCCGCACCCAAGGTCTACGACAGCTGTAACCTCGTCCTTCAGCGCAAGTAGGCGCACACGAAAGGGGTCGTCATCTGGGACCTTGTGCCCAGTCTTGTTTTCTTCCCACTGCTCTTTCGCGTGGTAAGTCCAGACTTTTTCGTCTTCTGAGTCAGCCATTGTTACTATCCTTTTGCGTAGTAGTTGATGGAAGCTAGCAAACCTGCATCCAAATCTACCAAGGGCTCCCATCCCAGAGAACGCAGTTTGGTTGCATCAATATACTGTGCCTCAATCTCCTTGAAGTTAGAGGCCTTATCTTCAATCACCGGCTCGGTATCCAACCCCATGAGCTCTACCATTTTGGTAATAACATCCAGGATACGGTAGTGCCCGGAGCCACCCACACAATACGCTTCTCCCGCCGCACCTTTATCGGCAATCGTCAGGAAGGCCGTGACTACATCACCAATATAGATGAACTCACGGATGTAGTTATGGACCCCGTTGTACAAAACAGGCGCTTCGCCCTTGGAAAGCAACGAGATTGAGCGGGGAACGAGTCTTGATAGATTCTTGTCACCCGGACCGTAAACATTGCTACAGCGGGCTACCTTGACTGGAACTCCATAGTTATGGAAGTAGCTCCTGGAGATGATATCCTGACAGGTCTTCGAAGCCTCGTAGGTGAATAGGGGCTCCAGAGGGGTGTCCTCTGTGTAGGGGACCGGCGAATGTCCGTAAGCCTTGTCTGACGTGCTAACAACTACGGACTCTACTGTGTTCTTGCCTACTGTGCGGCAGGCCTCTAGTAGGTTCACCGTGCCCATAATATTGATGTCGTATGCTGACACTGGGTCATTCGAGCATACTCTTACAATAGACTGGGCGGCTAGGTGGAATACGTCATTAATCTCGTAGTCACCAATTACCCGCCGACAAAAACCCGCGTCTCGCAGGTCTCCGTAAACCATATGGTTCACAGGCACATCCAAGTCCTTATGCTTGTCAAACCCAACTCCGACAACATTCAGGCTGTTGTCCGAGCAAAGCGCGGAGGCTAGGGCTGAACCGATAAACCCGTTTACCCCTGTAATCAAAACGTTTTTCATAACTACCTCCTACCTAATAGCCGCGTAAAACCGAGCCATATCGCCGCGCTCGTAAGTCTGGGGGTCCATCTTTACCCCCTCCATGTAAACGAACACATCGGCTTTATCGGCCCACTCATCAGGTAAGTCCCTCTCCGACTTGTACCCCGACATGTCATAATCGAGACTTCCGAGGGAAGCCTTTGCTGGCTTGAACCCCGTCTTCAGTAATAGTGCAAAAAGCTGGCGCGGTGTAGGACAAAGCACGTGGTGCAGCCAAGAATCCATCGAAGTAGTCTTAGCGTCTGGAGTTTCCAAGGCCAAAGTGCCTCCCACGCGAAGCAGTCTATTCATCTCCAGCAGAAACACGGGCGGTGCGTAAGAGTGCTCAAATACGTGAAATGCTGTGATGATATCGAAGGACTCAGTAGTCCACGGGCAGAAGTGCGCGTCACAGATGATAGGGTGCTCCCCCACAATCTCCTCAGCAAACTTTTTGTTGCGGCCCCCAAACGTAACTCCCTCGACCCTAGCCGCCCCTAGCTCCCTAAAGGCCTTCATCTCCCGACCAGTACCAGCGCCAATTACAAGAACTGACTTCCCTTCTGCCCTATCCTTGAAGTTGGCTGCTAGTCGGCTGGTATCACCCATAACAAAGTCATCAATATCGGTCCCGTTCTGGGTAGCCATCAAGAAGCCAAGGTACTTCTGCAGGCGCTTTAGCTGCTCTGGAGAATGGGTTACTGGGGCCCAAAAATTCTCATTCTGGTGAGCGGCGTAGAACCTAGTCTTCTCTTCTTGCAACTGCTCATGCGTAATTTGCGTAATCTTTCGTTCTGGCATTGCTATACCTCCCTGCTATGCTCTGCTATGCCTAGTGTTTTTGAGTTAAGTCGTGCCCAGTTCCAGCACATATCAATTAGCTGCCTGTGCCTAGAGTTGTGGTAGTTATCGTGACCAACCTCGCAGACAACAGCTTTATGTGAAAACTCTGCTGGAATGTGTGCCAAGTAGTGGGCCTCCAACACAATTATACTATCAGCCCACTCGAACAGCATATTGAGTGTTTCCCTAGAGTTGGACGCATGGCCCACAGGAAGCACATCTACAGGCTCAAAATACATCTTAAGCACATTAGCTAAAGATACAGACCTTACCAGGCCCTGCCTACACATCGTTACAATCTTTTTTGGCACTGCTACGCCCCATTTTGCTTCAAAAGCTCATAATACCGTGCAAGCTGGCCGTGTAGGTGCTCGCTGGGAGCGAGGCGGACTGCCTCAAAGTATACGGTTTTATCAGAGGCATCTGCCCACGAATCTGGCAAGTCTCTCTCTGTCGCATAAGACAGTACGTCTATAACAACCTCGGCTAGCACTAGCTTGGATGGTCTAAACCCTGCTTTAAGCAGTAAAGAAAACAGCTGGCGCGGTGTAGGACAAAGAATATGGTGAAACCAGGCGTCCCCTGAGTGCTGTTTCGCGGCTGGAGTTTCAATGGCTAGCAGCCCTCCTGTGCGCAGTACGCGGTGGGCGCCAAGCAAGAAAATAATAGGTGCGTACGCGTGCTCAAGTACGTGCATCGCAGCCACAATGTCGAAGGACTCTCGTGGCCATAGTAACGTGTGTACATCAGAAACTACAGGACTTTCTCCCACCACCTCCGCTGCAAACATCTGATTTCTATTTCCAAGTGTAACGCCGGATACTGTCTTGGCACCGCACTCTCTAAAGGCCTTCATCTCCCTTCCAGTGCCCGCGCCAAGAACCAGAACATCTTTATCGACAACAGTGGGGGCCACGCGCTTTACTATAGTCGAGCCCTCGAGAAGGTGGCTATCATCTACACCCTCGCCGTTCTGAGTATTAATTAGGAAGCGCAGGGAAGTGCTGAGGAAATCAAGCTGCGCTTGAGTGTGTTCGTACTCTTTCCATTCAGAGTTTGGGTGCGATGAAGCAAACTTGGAGCCCTCGCGTGCAATCTGGTCGTGGGGAACTGGTGTAAATACTTTTTTTGACATACTCTCTTACCCTACCCAGGCTACGAACATGCCTGTTGGTGTGTGCAGCTCAGTGTAATGGTAGCCTAAGCGCTTTAGCTCTGGCACCATCTTAACCCACTTCACTGAGTTGGGGTTATGAATATCATCGGAGAGCACCACGTGCGACTTCTTCAAGTGCGTATGTACTGCACTAAACTCTTTGACCATGTGGTCAGGGTCAAACTCCTTGGAGTCTAGACAAAGAATGTCAATGCCGTCAGTAGACTCAAACGGGTAACTGTACATCCTCTCAACGCTGTCTCCGCTAACAAACTCTACCGGGCCGCCTCCGCAAAGTTTCCTCGCAAACTCTTGGTGCTGCTCATCAATATCAAAAGAGATAAGTCTACCGCCAGTGCGCCTACACATGTCCGCCAGGTTATTCGTAGTGGTGTGCACCAGGTCGTCCCCGGAACCCACGTAGGTAGTGCCCGTCTCTACGCACAAGGGCTTAACGAATAGCTGGCCAAGCACGTTGCACAGGCCCTTTATGGTGCACACCTCTGCCTCTTTAAGCATCGACGCTAGTCTAGTCTCCAGCATAAGGACCTCCAGTGTGGGTGCCAGACGAATAAAAATCAAGGATTCCAGGAGGATGCACGGATAGGGGAGCCCCTGTTTTAAAGAACTCTTCAACACTCGCCAACTCTGCGCCCTCGGCACCCTCCTCAAAGTTGTTGTTCTTACCAAGAACATAGTCACTCAGCGGAGTATACGTCCCTTCACTATGAAACAAAGAATCCAGCGTGTTCAACCGTCGAGCAATAGCTTTTGAATCGCCTACGCGGGAATAGTGGTAGATACGACATACCTCAGGAGGAACGCGCACTGTTGGAATAGACCTAGTAAAAGCGGCAAACATTCCGTCTCCAAGCACCCTGAACTCCGACAGATTGCCCATCCTCCCGATTGGTAGAGTCCACGTCTTGTTTACAGTCTTGAGGTCTCCCCAGAAGTAAGTACGCTGCAGTTCCATATTGAACTTACCAAGCCTAGGCTTGAGCCTCTCTACCTCTGTGGGGTTCACTACCTCATCAGCCTGCACGTATAGTACATGCTTGAAGCCGCTGTTGGCCGCCTCGTGAGCACACATGTTAGCCCGGTGAGCTAGGTCGACGCCGTTAGTCACCGACCAATCCCACGCTGTAGGCAGCACCACCACGCGCTCGCCAAATGATAGAAGCCTAGTTAGAGTATCATCTCTGTTCTCTGACTCTGTGTTGACAAATACCTTGTCACAGCAGGAAAGAAGATTGCGAATACACGCCTCATATGGGTAACCCATCTCTGTGCCATTAGCGACTAGGGTGATGCCAGCTAGCATTATCTCTCATCCATAGGAGCTACGGCGGGAGTATCTCTTAAGATGCCGTCCGCTGTGTCCTTACTGTACAAGTCCTTGTACAAGTTGTTACGGTCAACTAGGCGCTGCCCCTTCTTAAAAACATCCTGGAAGTGCTCAATGTGGGGGCCGTCAGCTTCTTTAGCTGGCACGCCACCAAGACAGTCCAGGCGCTCGTGCACCCTGTTTCTGTACACGTTATCGGGAGTGCGCCGCAAAAGCCTATACTGCCTATCTGGGTACGCCTCCAGCTCTACCTGCTCTGTACGCCCAAGGTCAGCCCATCGCCTTCGCGGAAGTCCCCAGGCCGGGACATCCTCTAGAAGAAGTGGTGCGAGCTGGTCCAGCTCCTCGGGAGCCAAAATCTCGTCAGAGTCCAGGCCCAATACCCACTGCTGGGTGCCAAGTAGGGCCGTCACTGTACGAATACTGCCAAAATCTGAAAACCCCACACGGTACACGCGTGCCCCTAGAGACTCAGCTACCTCTACCGTCTTATCTGTGGACCCTGTATCTACAACTACAACCTCACGAACCAGCCCTCCCATGTTCTGGATGGGAAGAGCAATAGAGTCCTCGTTATCCTTTGCAAAAATAGCCAGCGTTAGCGGTAGCTTACCAGCCGCTTCCTCAGCGCGTTGCTCACACTCCTGCTTGTACGTCTTACACACCACCTCTACAATCTGCGCTAGGCTATAGTCCTTCTTGACGAAAAAGGCTAGCTCCGCCTTCCCGGGCCGCCGCCCGACGAGCTCAAAAAAAACCTCCCTTACTGCTGCTGCCTTAGCCCTATCAAACTGCAAAGCACTAGCCACGAGTACCTCCACGAATGGTGTCAAGACGCTCTTTGATTCTGGAAACAACTGCACTAGCCGAAAACCTAGTGGCAATCCTTTCCCTCTGCGCCAAACCCCGCGCAGCGGCTGCCTCTTTGTTGTCGAACACTTCCCGCATAGCCGAAATAGCTGCGGTCTCACACGGGTCGTACCAGACACCTGTCCCTAGATACCAACGATTAAAACCGCTCATGCCTTTAACAAGCGACTGCTGCGACGAAACCAGGTAGGACAAGTCTGTGTCTAGGAACTCCATAACCCCGCCAGCTCCGGTTGAAATCACCGGGTTGCCGGCCTGGGCGGCCTCGAAGGGGCACAAACCAAACCCCTCTGCGTGGCTTAGTGACACGCAACAATCTAGCTCATTGTGCAGCCCCGCCATCTGTGCGTCCGTAAGCCGGTCTGCTACCAATACCACCTTAGGGAACTTAGGCAAGCCCATGTCCTTCTTTATCTGGGCCACCTGATTAGCGATAGTAGACGCGTCCTGCTCCCCTCCCAAGCCAACGTAGGCTTTAAGAACCAGAACAACAGGCTCCTCGGGAGAAAACGCTGCAAAATAGGACCTCAGCAGCGCGGAAGGGTTCTTGCGCTCCGTCCATTGAAAAATAGAATAGAACTTATACAAATCAGCTAGGTGCTCGAACATGGGCTCGACCTTCTGGTCGAACACCTCCGGCCGAGCGATGTGGGGGATACACGTCACCGGCTTAGTCACGCCGGAGGACTTCAATGCCTCTACGTTCCACTCAGACGGAACCCAGATTTCGTCAGACATATTCAGATGGTCCACCCACAAAGGGTGGACCTTCGTGGTTTCCCACGCAAAATAGTTGATGTTGTACTTGCCGTGCTCCCTAAATGCAGAAGCTACATCAGGGGTGAACTGCGAAACAACTACGTCATACTCGAGAGGGCGGTCAACAAGAGATAGTAGAACCTCTTTATCCTGGCCGACCCCTACTCGCGGCGCGGTGTTCTCAAAACAATGAACACCGGCGGTTACCGAAACTCCCTCGGCGTGCAGGGCTAGCACATAATCCCTAGCCGCGCTTGCGTATCCAGAGGCATCCCAAAGGGGCCCATTCCATCTAATCATCTCAACCCCTCCCCTACAAGTCTAGTGTGGCAACTGTACCAGTCTTGGCTGGGCCAGCAGCCACCTCATCAAAAATCTCTACCCACTTCGGAACGACATGCTTATCCCACCGCAGCTCTGTGGTGACCCACTTGTACGCCGCAAGAGCGCGCTTGCTGGCCTCGGCAGGGTTCTCATAAACTTGGCACATGGCATCTACCAGCCCGTCGATATCGGTCAACGAGCGGAGGACCTCGTTATCGTGTGAGAGCACCGTCACCAGGTTAGGCGAGTGCTTTGCGCCTGACGGAACCAAGTAACCACGGTCTTCGCCTACAATCTCGGTGCAGGCTGTATTATCAGGCGAGATTACAGGCTTACAACAAGCCATCGCCTCTACCTGCGCAAGACCCCAGCCCTCACCAGTGGTGGTGCTGATAACTACGTCACTGGCGTTGTAGATGCGATTCACAATCTCTGTGGGAAAGCCTTGGTTAGGACCAAAGTTGATAGGAAAACCAACATCCTTGTTGAGCTCCAGGCCCAGCTCGGCAGCTACCTTATCTAGCTCCCATCCATGGTCACATACTGCTGCATGAATGTAGTAGAACGAGTCTGGGTGCTTCTCCTGGAACTTCTTGAACGCAACCATACTGCGAGGAATATCTTTGCGTTGCTGGTTCCTATTCACATTCAACACGAGGAACTTGCCCTGCATACCGGTGAAATAGGAGTTGCGGAACTCTACATTCTCACCCTTTGGCACCGGAAAAAAATCACGGACATTCACACCGTGAGGAACAACGCGAAGGTCACCCATTGTTGGCAGTACACGTAAACATTCCTCCTTAGCCCACTCAGTGTACGTGACTGCAATGTCAGCCTTACGCATGGCGTCTAGCCACGGACGTTTGGGGGTGCCATCAATGGGGAAATACGTTACCCATTTTACTCCAGGCTTGCTAGCTCTAATCTGGTCGATAAGCTGGCCCATGAACTCGAGTATAAACGTATCCTGAATGGTGAAGAGGATATCATACTGCTCCTCTACCATCATCCGAGAGACAAACTCGCGCCCGTAGGGGTCGTTATTGTTGTTGATTCCAACAGGATAGATAGGGAAGGGGTAAGGGTGAGGAAAACCCCAATAGTTAATACCGGCTACGATAATCTCGTACTTGCCGGTTGCGTGCAGGCCCATAAGAACGTTCCTGGCAACCGTCGCGAATCCTGTAGCAACCGAAGGAGAATCCATATACGCTAGAATTTTTAGCTTCTTGTTGACCATAAATCACCGTTCCTTAAAGTCTTTTTCCCAAATGAAAACTACGCAATAACCTGCCTTACGTAAAACCGCTAAACGACGTATTGTTTGGTTATAGAGAACACCAAACGTCTTCTTGCTGTGAGCATTCACCTCCTTAGAATCGTACAAATCAGGGTTCCCGTGCCAGTAGTCTCCCAAAAATTCGTAGACGGTGTTGGTTGCGGGGTCGTAGCCGTCAACTTTGACTGGTCGTTTTTTGCCCGGAAGCCTTATCGAGTACTCCCGAAACTCCTCCGGAATCCCTAGAGAATCGAGCCAGGCCTGGGAAATCTTCGAGACCGCACCGCCGGAGCACTGTGGGCAACCGGTCCCATTTAACGCTCTGTTCTTAATCGAAGCACGCCATTTATGCCCTGCTTGACAGGACCATTTAACTATGGCGTGGCTTCCAGGGCTTACCTCATCTGGTTTAATGGTGTTAGAGGAACACCATTCTCTCATTAACTTCGGATACAAACATTTTAGCGACTCAGGCTCTAACACGCGCTTACCTGCGCAATAAGGGCACCTGCGGCCTCGGGCGGTGCTATGTGTTGAGCCAACCCACTTATGTTGAGGATTATTTTGGCACGACCACATAAACAGGGCGCGACCAGCGGGAGGCGCCCCTGTTGGTTTTACTGTATTACCGGCGTAGTCCCACAAGTAAAGAAGCTCGGGAAATGCCGACGCAAACGAGCTTAATAAGTCAAACCTTACTCGTCCGTCACACACAGAGCAGGAAAGGGCTCTGCGCGAGCGGCGCGATAGGTCCACAGTAGACAGGTGACCTAAGCTACACACTACTTTTAAAGATTGGTTACACCCCCGCACGTAGGATACCAGAGTAAGGCCTGCTTGGTCTAAAAGTGTTGAGGCCTCTTCTTGAGTCCTTTTCATTTTTCCAGAACATTTATAACACCTATTACCAGTATTAAACGAGTTCCAAGGAATCTTTCCCTTGTGACCTGCTGGACAGAGGTATGTTATCTTAGAAAAGGCGTTTTTGTACTCCTCCTCCAAAAAGGGCACCTCGAAACCCTCAACCTCAAAATATTCCCTAATACTAGCTACTGGTTTAGACACGCGCTGCATTCCTTAAAGTCTTTTCCCAAATGAAAACCACGGTACACCCAGCTTTTTCGAAGTCGCTGTTAGGGCGGCTACCCCCCATACTTGGAACTCTTCTTAGAAGCCGTCCTGATAGAAGCCGCTGTGTAGGAAACGTCAGCGCTCCCGTGCACCTTATCTGCCAGCTCCGGCTTCTTAAGCAGCAGCTTATCTAGCGAACCTTTATGGATTGTCACCACCTTAACGAAGTCTTCGTCCGGCAGAGCCTCCTTGATTGCTGCAGGGCTGTAAGATACACGAGCTGTCTGGGCCCGGTACAGTCGAGTGTCTCCGGAACCGTGCATCTCACCGGAGGCCTTGAGAGATAAGGCCTCGTCAATCTGCATCTTCAGGTCTCGGTCAGCTGCCTCTACTGCCTTCTTCACCAACTTAAGCTGCTCCCACTTAGTCACGGCCTCCTCATCATTGAACTCCGACATTAAATAGCTGTCAGCATCAAACACGGTAACAGCCTCCCTAAACGCCGGGCAGGCCTGCCTGTATTCGCACCAGCCACAAAACTGGTGCAAAGAAGGCTTGGCGTCTTTCTCGGAGATGCCCATAATACGACGGTCTTGTAGGTCGAGCCACTCTACAAAAGCAGCTCTTTGGGACGGAGTCCTATGAGATACCACAATATTTCCCAAGCGCACATAATCCAGCACCAGTACAACTGTCTTGTACTGTGGGAAGAGAATAGAGGCGGCCAAATCATACATTGACAGCTGCACGTCGTCGTCGGCTTCCTGTTGAGTGAGGGCTGTTTTGGATGTCTTGTAATCGATAATGGCCAGGGAGTCATCGTCCAGCTCTACTACCTTATCGATATGCCCCAAAAACATGGTCCCTGCCTCGGTCTCCAAATCAAAAAACTGCTCGGTGGATATTACCTTCTCCGTGTAGTCGAAGTTGTCCATCCGCGCCTTGAGCATGTTCCAGCCCTCCTCGATGATGGATAACTTATCTAGGCCCCCCAACGAGATTGACTCCATGTACACCTTACGAATAGCCTCGTAATCATCAGCAGAGAGACGCACGCCTGTACCGTACCTCTGCACGTGGAGCTGGAAGAGAGCCTCCAAGCCAGCGTGTACAGCTGTGCCGAACGGTAAGGCATCCTGCTCGGTGCCGACAAACTTAGTGGTCTTCGCTTCGTAGCGGCTGTAGTATTTGAATACACACTGCTGCAGGGTCTTCAAGCTGGACGCTGAGTTTTTACGCTTTTCCATCTATACACTCCTTAAAGTCATTCTCCCAAATAAAAACAACGATGTGGCCCGCCTCTCTAAGCTCTGACAACCTGCGCTGTGTTTTACTGAACAACCCACCAAACGTCTTCCTGTTCACCGGGTTCACATCCTCAGAATCGTACAAATCTGGATTCCCGTGCCAGAAATCCCCGAGAAACTCGTAGACCGTGTTCGTCTTCGGGTCGAACCCATCAACCTTAATTGCCCGCTTTCTACCGGGAAGCTTAATCGGGTACTCCCGAAACTCCTCCGGAATCCCTAGAGAATCGAGCCACTCTTGAGAAGCCTTTGAAACGGTGGGTGCGGCGCAGCAGGGACACCTGCTCCCCTTTGCCCGGTTATTGACACTAGCGCGCCACTCGTGGCCCCTAGCGCAAACCCACCAAACTTTCTTGTGGGAGCTAGAGGTGACAGTACTGGGCGTCTGCGCGGGTAAGTTTTTGGTACCCAACCACTCCGTCGCTAGTTGGGGGTTAACAGCGGCTAGGCTGGTTTTATCTGTTGGTCGCCTACCTGAGCAATACGGGCACCCATAACCATTAGCCCTGTTTTTAACAGTGGCGTCCCACTCGTGCCCGGCCGCGCAGTGCCACCATACCTTCTTATGTGAGCCCGCAGTTACCATTTTCGGGGTCAATTCACCATTCTTCACTAAATGCCACTCCGCTGCCAAAGTTGGGCTAGTAGTATCTAAACACGACGATACTGTAGCCAGACGACCAGAGCAATAAGGGCACCCGGTACCCCTAGACCTGTTGTTACAACTGGCACGCCACTCGTGCCCGTACGAGCACCTCCACCAGGCTCGCCTGTCAGAACCTGCGGCCACAGCAGACGCCGTCAAATCACCGTTCTTACACGGGTGCCACTCCGCAGCCAAATGTGGGTTGTCTGACACATAAACCTTTGGATGAGCTCCCATAAATCTAACTCCGTAGCTCCACTACGCCCTTATTGGCCGCGCTTTCCATCTGTACCACCTTCTTTGACTTCGCTCAAAAGTTTCTTGTAGGCTAATGTGAGAGCTATAGCGTCTGTAACGTCATTGTCTTTACCGAACGTATACTCGTCCAGCGCGAACTTTTCCTTGACAAACGCGAATACCAGCTCTTTCTTGTTCTTTATCCCCAAGGCTTTGCGAACCTTCGTGGCCTCAAGAAGAACCGGCTTGTACCCCAGTCCGGCGACGGCCTCCAGAATTACACCAGAAAACCTAGCTAGGATGATAATTACCGACCTGTGCCTGACATACACGTCTTCTATAACAACGGCGTCCGGCTTTACCTTGGATAGTATCTTTATGACTTGCTCCCTAAACTGCACCAACCTGTCGCACAAGTCGTCGCCAGATTTTGTCTTTATGGTCCCTGTACCGCTCTTCAACAGCTTGCTGCCAGAAAGCGTTGCATACCCAGTGCTGGTGCTGGAGACATCAAACCCAGTTATTCTCATTTCGGGCCTCCAAAGACATCCTTCAACTTCTCAATGGACTCAGGCCCATAATTACTGGCTTTTGGAATCTCTACGTGTATGGTAACCAGCAGGTCTCCCGGAGGGCCTCCCATAGAGCCTGGAAAGCCGGCGCCCTGTACCCCAAGTGTCTGACCGGCCTGTATGCCCTCGGGGATAGTCAACTTGACATCCCTAGTAATTGGCACCTGCCCCTTACCAGAACATGTTGAGCAAGCGGGGTCAGGCTGCTGCGCCTGGCCGCGGCAGGACTCGCAGGGACGCGTCATATGCACGCCGCCGACTACCTTCACCAGTACAACTCCGCGGCCCCCGCAATCCTCACAGGGCTTCAGACAGCCACACTCCTCAGTAACCTCGAAGGTCACGCCGCGCTCCCCGCCCAAAATCGCGTCAAGCAAGGGCAGCTTCATTTCAAGTCGTACAGGGCCGCCCGGCCGGGGGCCGCGCTGCTGCGGGCCGAACCCACTGGAGAAGCTGGCCTGTTTGAAAAAGTCTGCAAACGGGTTGCCCGCTGCCCCAAACCCAGGAAAACCCCAGCCCTGGCGCGGGCCCCCCTGAGGCCTGTCTGCAGCGCCGTTAGTTATGGCTGTGTAAGCCTCATTTATCTCTTTAGCTTTTTCTTCAGCAGCCGCGTCGCCCTGATTTCTATCAGGATGGTACTGAAGCATCAGCTTCCTGTACGCAGCAGTAACTTCGTCCTTAGAGGCACCCCTTTTTAACCCAAGGATTGTGTAGTAGTCTTTCATACCTATACCACCACGAAATTGTCTATCAACACTTCGTACCAATACCTGGTCGCCGGCGTAGCGCACTTTCTACATAGCCCCTGGTACGAGCGCGAAACTAGCGTGCCTGTAACCTGTACCCTATCACCATCTTGAAGGTCGCGCATGGCATCAGCCAGCTGGCCCCACGCACAGATTCCGATTAGGTCGGTAGCCCAGCGCGTAGCTGTCCCTCCCAAGTCCTCTGCACATTTCTTTACCTCTAGCTTCGCCGTGAAGCGCGGGTAGTCGTTAGTAACTTGGGAGTACTCAGCGTACTTGAGTTTCCCAGCCAGTATGACTAAATTTCTGTCGCCTTGCATAGCACCCACCTAAAGTAATAACATGTGTTTTTCAATATACAACATTCGTTCCTCTTGTGGCAGGTCATCCGGGGACATGCCAGGGTAATCCAAGTGCAGTGGAGCTGCGACTGTCTTGAAGTACTTTTTACAGACGCGAACAGAGGATTCTAGCCCCTTCTCACCTGCTGAATCGCCGTCCATCATAACTAGGCAGCGGGCGGCTGGCAGGTACTCACTAATAGTCTCTACCTGCGGCTCAAGTAGGTAGGCTCCCATACATGCAACTACATTGGTAAAACCAACATCATGCACAGCCCAAGCTGCCTTGAAGCCTTCCACAATGATTATGGTGTTATCGAACAGTGGGCACGTCTTTACAGTATTATTTAGGTTGTACAATGTGCGGGCCTTATCAAAATCCGCCACAAGCTTGTACCTGGGCTCTTCGTTAGAGTCTACCCTGCGCCCACTGACTGATACTAGCTTACCGTATGCGTCCCTAATTGGGATTGTGGCTCTGGGAGTGCCGTCTGGGTATACTTTGTAGCCCACCCCAAAAAACTCTTGGGTGGCTTCAGAAATTCCTGCCGAGGTAAAGTAGTCCGACCTACCGATAATACTATCGCCCAGATAAGAGCTGGGAAGCTCCTGAATTGGGGCCTCCCTGCTGCTTACCCTGTTAGCACTATCTATAGCCTTTTTTATGTCACGGCGGCGGTACAAGTTTAGCAAAGCCTCCCCATCGTCGGCTACATTATCCGGGTCAACCCCAACTACCTCGGCTAGCCAAGTCACTGCCTCGTTGAATCCGACCCTCTTAGCTCTCATTATCAAAGATAGTAGGTCATTATCTACGTTACCAGCTACAACATGGCACTGCTTCGTGTAACAGGAAAACCGCTTCGTATCAGTCCTCATCCTAAATGCTGTTGGGTTATCTCCCCCATGCAGTATACACCTAGCCCGAAGCTCCTTATGGCCACGCTTAGTGACACGGAACCCTAGCAGGTCCAGAACCAGCTCAGGGTCCGCTAGGTCCTTGATTCGGTCTATAGTATCAGGGGAGAAAGCCATGAGTAAATCCTAACTAGAGGGTTGGGTTGAGGGAGCTGAGGTTGGAGGGGCGCAGCGGCGCTTGGCCTCTTGAATCCACTGCTTCATCAAGGCGTCACGTCGAATGATTTTGAACATGTTAGTATCATCGAAGCAGTATAGCCCCGTAGGGCACGGGGTATGCTTGGAATAACTCGGCAATGAGAGTGCGTCAGGCAGCTTGCACTTGGACACCTCGATAATCTTCGGTGGAGGGCAGGCCGGGTAACAACTCCTACTAGAAAACGCGCAGCACCCGCTTACTGTGAAAGCCAGCAAAGCAGACAAAACTAAAACCTTCATCCGACTACCTCCTCTTTGCTCGCTTCCTCTAGGAGCAGGTCGAGAGCCTCCTTGCTTAGGTTACCATCCAGCGATGCTAGCAGCTTGTTGAGATAAGCATTCTTGTCAGCGATGGATTGATTTAGCCTGGCAATCTCCGCATCCCGCTCGACAACAACCCGCTGCAGCTCAGTAGACAGCACCACCCCTTTGTCGAGCTCTGCCTTCATTGCGGATAGGGAAAGCTCTGCCTCGTACCTCTTCTTACGCTCGGCCGCAATCCAAAAACCCAAGGCAACGCCGCCTGCAATTACCACGACGATGCTAATGATAAGAAAGTAAGTCATGTAACCCTCTTTTGTGAGCCGGGTGGCGCCAAGCGCCACCCGGACCGTTAAAGCTACGCGGTGGGTTCAGTCGGCGCGGCAGGAGCCGCCGGCGCTGCTGGAAGCAGGGCCTTCGCGATATCGAAAAGTACCTTCGCTACCATCTCCAAGGTCTCCTTAGGCAGAGATGCCAGCTGCGGGATTACCGTGCGCTGGGCCTCTACGAAAGCAAGAAGCTCATCCTTCAGGTCCGAGAACTCTGCGTTAGCGGGGTCATCTACCCACTTAGGCATTTCCTCAGCAAGAAGGCCTACTACTAGCACGACGTCGTGCGCATCGAGCTTGTCCTTGTCGTCCGGAAGAACGGCGGCGATTGCTGCAACCATCTTACCAGCCATACTAACCATAGCGTTTACTTGGGTCTTCGTGCGCAGGAACTTGAAATATACGAACCCCAGAGCACCAAGAACCAAAACTACGCCACCCGAAATAAGCCACGGAAGCCAGCTACTCATTATTCTATCCTCCTATGGTGCGACACCATAATTGACTCCTAAGAGTCGTCGTCCTCATAAACGTGCGCTGGCTGAAAATCAGCCTGCCAGAATGACAGTGTATCCAGCGCAGATGCGATGTTGATACCCTCAAACAGAGTACCACCCGCACGAGTTTCTAAAACCTGAAGTCGATGCATCCCGTTCATACGAATAAACCTATCATACGCCTCCTGACCATCTGTTTCTTTCACCTTTGCCAGCTCTTCAGCAGACTTCCTACACAACCCAAGTAAGGTGTTGCAGTAGCGGAGGAGCCTGTCAGAGTCTGCAATCATATCGGCCCTAAGATACCCAGTGTTAGCACCAGACCTTCCAATCTGAGCCGCAGTAACCACAGGAATAGCAAGCTCTCCAGCCAAATCCTTCAGCCCAGAAGCTATGTTACCCAAAAGCTGGTGCTCTTTGATGTTTGCAAGCTGGCTGGTGTCAGTCACCTTGACGTAATCGAAGAAAACAGCGCCAATCCCGTGGTTTACGTAGTACTTCTTGGATAAGCTTACTACCTGGTCTACTGTCACGCCTGGCACATACTTATGGTAAAACTGGCCGGCGGCCATAATCTCAGCGGCCTTACGCACTCTATCACGGCTGTCATCATTGTTCTTGTACGACCCGTTTGATATCAAGCGCTCTTTGACACCAGACAAAGTCGAGAGCATCCTAGAACGCACCTCTTTGGTCGACATCTCAGTATCAATATATAACAGGGGCACGGGGTTCGTAGACGCATAGCAGATGTTCTTAGCCCAGCCCATGAGCAATGTGGACTTACCTGTCTTAGGCCTAGCAACTAAGATAGTCAGGCTTCCAGGCACTAGGCCGTTGATTCTCTTATCCAGGGCGTCAAAACCTGTTGATAGCCCCAGTACAGGAGTTTCAATAGATTCAAGCTCATCTAGGAACTCAAAAATACCATCGCCAATGTTAACAACATCATCTGCCATCTTTGACTTTACTAACACCGATGTCAGGCTTCTGTCTGCCTCGTGTATCAATGTGGTGGAGTCCTTGGCCAGCGGCCCGCTAACATTTCTAGCTACTTCTTCCCGAGCCTCAGAAAGCTTATCGTATAGCGCCTTCTTCGTGCTGCTCTCTACTACGTGCTTGACAAACATCTCTAGGTTCTCTCTGGAAACCCTCATCCTAAACAAAGACTCGATGTACTCATAGCCACCACACTCTTCCAGCATATCGTACTGGGTGGCGCGTCCGACTACGGAAGTTAGGTCGAACCTAGAGACGCCATCGGACACATATAGACTTTTGAGTACAGTAAAAAGAGCCCTATTGTGTGGTGTTATGAAGTCTGTCTCCTCAACACTTGCCTCTACATCTATGATTGCCTCTGGCACAGTGACAACAACAGCTAGAACTGCTCGTTCTGCTCCTGGGTCCTCGAAAATAACTGGGCCGCTCTTCATCGTAACCCTACCTCTCTACAGGCACGTAAGGAGTCTGTAGGTGCCCAAACCTTCTTGATTGTTCTTTCTTATACGCGTTGAGGTACTCTGTGAAAACGTTCACCATACCAGATAGCAGGGCCTGCTCAGCCTCAGCCTGGTCGCGGCTATCCATGGTGTCCCTGATAAGCGGGTCGGATACAGAAACCTCAAGAATCTTCTGCTTCAGCGGGGTATTGGTTTTCCAATCACGTTGATGGATGGCGGCGGCGGCAAGAGCCTCAACCATCCTTGTGTACTCAATCTTGCGAACTGTAATCTCATTCTCGCGATATTTTAACATCACAATATACTGAGCCATTACAAGCACGAACTTAGCTAAGTCGTCGTCTGCTAAAGAGTCAATTGTGTTAGCGTCAAATGCCAATGCTTTTTCTAGAAGCCCTTTGTGCGGAGTACAGCTATCCAGCATCAGTTCAGCAGCAAGCACCCCTACTTTTATCATAGACTCACTCATTGCCTAGCCCCGCAAGTTCAAAAAACTTTGCTGTGGTCATACCCTTTAAATCCTGCTTTCTTAGTTCCAGCAGCGTCAGTCCCTGCTGAGTTGCCCACTCTTTCTTCAACCGGTCCCTCTTCTTATAGGCCAGAAAACCTTCTCTGTCCACATGAAAGTGAGGGACAAACCTATCGTGCTGCTCACCCTGGACCTCTACAAGCAGGCCAAGCTCGGGCAGGAAAAAATCAAAGAACAGCTTAACCCCCCTGTAAGATACGTAGTGCTCCTTCTTGACTATGTACAGGCCGAGGTTAGATTTGATGAAATCCAATACCTCGTCTGCTATCTTACTCACCCAAGCCTCCCGACTTCCTGGACGCGCCTAATACAGCGTAGATATCCTTGGACAGGGAGGCAGCGAGCTCGACCTCGGTGCTCAGCTTCTCTACCAAGGCTGCTTTGCCCTGGACTCGAGTACCCTCGTACTCATACCAGGCCCCGCTGCGCACTACCAGCCCCATTTGCTCCCCTAGCTCGACAAGCTCGCCGGCAGTATCAAACCCCTTTCCAAACATTAAGTCAACGTCAGCTTGTCGAAACGGGGGCCATAGCTTGTTCTTCACAATGTAGAACGTAACAGGCTGGCCAATCACGTCGCCTGTCGTAGGGTCCCGAATAAGGTTCTTCTTGGTATGTGACGTACTAACCTTTACTCTGATATCACAGTAGAAAGGAATCGCATTACCCCCTGTGGTAGTATCGGGGTCCCCGTAAGTTGTAATCTTCTGCCTAATCTGGTTTATCAGTACCAGCAACGTATCTGTGGTGTTGATTACAGGCTTGTAGTTACGGCACATCTTAGACATCAGCCGAGCGTGCAGGCCAATCTGCTGGTCCTCCATCGTAGCCTCATACTCCGCCCGCGGTACTAAAGCCGCTACAGAGTCTACAATAGCTACAGAGAACGCACCTGTCTTGATAAGCGTCTCTCCAATATCTAGGTTCTGCTCGGCGGTCTCGGCGTTTACCATAACAACCTTAGACCTATCCACACCCATGGCGTCAATCAACGATACGGCAGACGACTTTTCTGCGTCGATGTACAACACCTTCTTATCGGGAAACTGCTGCAGAGCAGAGGCCGCGATACTCCACGCAAGTGTGGTCTTTCCAGACCCCGGCGTCCCAAAAAACTCGACCATCTTACCGCGGGTAAAGCCACCGACACCAAGCGCGTAATCCAGCCCGATAGACCCAGACTTTACAACCCCCGGCGCCTTCTTAGCATACTGTGACATATATATCACAGCACCCTCACCAAACTTCTTCCTAATTGCCGCTTCGGCTGCCTTTAGGGTGGGGGATTCCTCCTGGACGTTTTTGTTTGCTGCTTTTGCTGCCATTTGTAACTACCCTCTCGTGCATGCTGTCTAGCAGCTGCCCTGTTTTACTTAGGTACTCTTCAGACTGTACGTACTTAGAACTAAAAGAAGAAGACACCCTAGAAAAAGAAGCTTCTTCTTCAGACTTGTCCTCACCATTCAAAAAAGACAGTACCCTATCTATAATCCACGAACTGCTTAGAATACGCACAGATGCAATTGGGCTATCCAGGGCAAGGCGCTGCTCATATTTGAATAAGGCCTTAATTATACGACAAACCTCGGAGTAGGCCCTCTTTCTAGAGAGGCCTGTTGCTTGCCTAGAGGAAAGCAACGACGAGATTACCTGCCTATCGGCCGCCGAAGCGGCATAATGCATCTTCCTGCCTGGGTGGTAATACGACATCGTCGTATAGAATAGCTCTATCACATCTGCTATCTTAGTAACACTACCGACACTGGGAGGAGGCGGGGTAACCCTGTACCCATGCTCTTGCAGCAGTGCGATAGCCTCGGCTACCCTTGCTGCCTGCGCACCTTCAGCAAATGGGAGTGCTGGTGTCAATCTAGTCCTTCATAGCCATGAGAATGGTAGAGACCTGCTTAATCGAGCCTTCCCCAACGCCTCGGAATGTAGCGGGCTTATCAGGTGCTACAAAACCAACCTCAATGGCCTCTCCCGGGGTGTTCTTTACTACCGAGCTTAGGTGTAGAAGGTCGAATGAAAGCTGAAATGATGAAGCAAACTCAACGTCGATAGACTCATTCTCCGCCATACTAGTTGCCGTCACCAACGAACCCGGCGTTAGTTTCATTGTGACGCGATTGTCTTCGAACGAACCGTAGTCAAGATTGCTAATGTTATCAAGCAGGACCTTCCTGTCAACTACAAGTGTCATCTTGGAAGGCATTAGTAGGGCCTTGTAGTCCGGGTAGCTACCTCGAATAGTAACCCCTCCCACTGTAACTCCGGGTACCGCCACCCAAAAAATGTTCTTCGTAACAGCAACCGTAACCTCGGAGGTATCAGTGGAAATACACTTAGCTGCCTTCAGAGCAAAACGCGGCGGTACGATTACTGAGAAATCCTGCACACCAGGCACTGCCTCCTCGTACTCTGACAACTTCAGCGTATCAGTACCAACTGAGGTAAATATTCCCCCGGAAACGCGCAGATGTAGCCCACCAATAGCATCCGAAAGACCTGCTGATACGGCTGGGTACGTAGATTCTACGCCACGCTTCAATGTAAGCGGAGGAAAACTGAAGGAGTTATCCGGTGCGAACTTCGGGATAGCAGGGAACATATCTGCATCTAGTAAGGGTACCTTGCGCTTATGATTCACGGTCTTAGACCCATACTTGGTCTTGGCCTTAATAAGCACAACCCTGGAACGCACATCCAACTCAAACGAAAGGTCGCTGGTACCAACGCCTTTCTTCTCGTCAAGCGGTGTAAAAGAAGAAACCACATCAGATAGAACATACCCGTTCACACAAAACGTGCCTTCCTCAGAAACCTTTGCCGGGCAGTTGGCAGTGATGAACATCTCTGCGCCTACCGCTGTTAAAATCAGACCAGTATCACGGGCCTGTACCAAAATCCCAGTTGCCTCCTGCGTAACCGCCTTGGAAGGCACCACATCTTTGACCAAAGCCACGACACCGCGGGCATCGGCCGCACTAACAGTAAACTTCATTAAATCATCTCCTGGCTAAAGCTACACCCTACTAGTAATACAAAAACCTACGGAACAACCGTAACGGACGCCAACAATTCAGTACCCGCCCACCCTGTAACAGAGGTCTGTAGCGAGAAGTCCCCTGCTTCCAGCGACTTAACTGAGGCAAAAAATGATGTGATGGCTCCCGCCGCTACAAGCGTTGCAGTAATGTCCGGTATCGTCCTGACCTCATATATGCGAGCGCCTAAGTTTGCTACTGTATCCGCTGTATCGCTATATATACTGGCAGTAAAATTGCTCGAGGCACCTCCTGCTGAAATTGACGCTCCAAAGTCCACGCTTGGAAGAGAAGCCATACTGTCTAGAGCCGCGCGAACTGCCTCATCAAACGAATCGTAGTCGGCTACAATAGAAATCTGCCTAGACTTGAGGTCTGCCGGCCTATCAAAAAATGAACTTACAACCCGCTGCTCTTGAACAAGCACGGCCCACTCCTCTGAAGTGTCCATGCTGTATACTGCCCCGCGAACCGCATCATATATGTAGGACGAAACGCCAGAAGCGAACAGTACCTCGGCAGTAATTCTATTCTCGGGACGACGAACATCAACTAGCAAAACATCCTTTGCTGTCATTGTTGAGCTAGTCCGCAGCCTAATGCCAGTAATACCCGCAGCGATATCCACCTCGTGAGACTTACCAACAAGAGTGGCCCCAAAGTCTGACTCTACCTCTCTCTTCCATCCGGTGATGTGCGCTGGCATACCTACCGAGCCGCGGGTCGAAGTACGGTAGTAAACATCAAGGAACTTCAGCATCACACGCTTACGGCCCATAATAGTCGCTGCTAGGCCAGCCTCGCCCCGCTGCGCTATAATGCTTACTGAGAGGTCACCAACCCCTGCGTACCAGGTGGAGATACGCGCCGAGAGAGGAATGGCCTCGCTGGCCCTGCTGCAGGAGAAAGTCTGGTCATAGTTTATGTACGCCGCCATCGTGGAAAATGGTTTGGTGTGTACCGCCACGAACTCCCTACCTAACACCTCTGGGTAACCAACGATAATAGCAGGAAAAGACGCAACAGCGCCCACGGCTGAAACACTGGCCGACAGAGCTTCTAACCACCCGGTAGAAGATATGGACGCAGTTACGGAAGAAGGCGTCTGGCTCTGTATCACCGCGGGAAAGTGGGATACCCTAGACCAATCCAATACTCGCACAGCTGCACCTATGGAAGCACTGGGGTACGACTTTATGCTAGCAGAAAGTCCTGCTGTCGCCCACGCTGTTAGTACAGCGTGTAAATCTGGGGAGTGGTGGCTATTCAAAAAAGAGCTGCGTTTTATCGATGAAGTAGTGGAAGGCAAGATTACTAGGCCCCCCTCACCAAATAACACCGCGCCGGAGACTGCGTACGTACTTCTAAAGCCTCCCTCCGCAGAAGTACCAGTCACACCACGCTGTATCGATTTGATGCTAGTACGTAATGGTACGTGGCCCCCAACCTTCGTTATAGAAGCCTTCAGCATCTTGAACAAGGTGTAATTCAGCATGACCTTGTTGACGTACACCTTTGGGGTCACGCCGAAGATACCTGACGGCATGGTTGACGACGCTGCAGTGTACGCCCGTAGAAACGCGGATATGTTGGATGCTATAAACGGCTGACCCTGAATAGTAGCTGCTAGGTCCGGGGAGTAGGAGTAAATAGCCTCAGGAGTCAGGAACGTAATTCCACCTCGAGTCCCTATCACCACCTTGTTGGATAGAAACGGCCTTTTCCAATAGCCCATGTTGCGCTGCTTCGGTCCAGTATGTGCGCTAATGACTGGCCTAATAAACGCAGATACGCCTATGGCTCCGGCAGACGCCGGGCGTAAAAAGACCCCCATATCAATATACCCAGCCTTGTGCGGGCGGATAAGCGCGCGTAAGTCTGGCCCCCTGTAGTTATGGGAGATGCTGGCGGGCAAGCTGCTGCTTTCCCACCCAGATATCACCGCTGGCATATTCAACTCTAGCCAAGCAAACACCGATGCCCCAAAGTCACTAGAGCCCGGGCCAGTCGACCTGATAACCGCTGTGAAGGACCCCCAGTACCCCGCCGCAGTAGCAGTGGCACCCATAGCAGCTGGGGTGCCTGCGTAGTACGCTCTAACAAAGGCGTTTATGTGGGAGGGGGGTATGCTTCCAATAGCCGCAGACAGCGCAGCAGGATAATGCCCACCGCCTGTCGCTGAAAGCGCAGAGTAAGCCACACTGAAGATGGAGGCAGTCAAGTTGCCTACAACAGCTACAATATAAGCTTGTAGTGATACGCCCCCAACTGCCACTACAGACGTTTGCATGTCAGTAAAAGCAAAAGGAAGAATGGATGCAGAAATTGAGGAGCTATCTCTTACCCAACTTTTAGGTGGCGTAGACGGGCCGAACGAATAGGCAGCCATCAGGCTTTTTAGAGTAGCTAAGTCATCTGGAGGGGCTGGTGCAGCGCCGCCGCTACCAGACGAACCCCAAGCTCCGGAACCCCACGTGCCGGAGCCCCAGGCCCCTCCCGCTGCAGCCCACGCGCTAGAACCCCAGACTGATGCTCCCCAAGTCACTATAGGGGCCTCCTAGGCGTAACTAAGTTTGAAGTACTTCCACTGTGCCAAGGCATAGACAGCGCCAGTCCATTGTCCTGTCACTAGCTGGACCTTATTCGGTGTGATAAGCCTACCATTGCTGGGGGCCTGATTTGGGGCGCCACCATATACTATATTCCAATCCTGGCCGCCTGGGTAGTCAGAGAACGCGTTCAGCGAGTACGCCCCATACGTTTCGTACGGTGTTGAATAAATCCTTATCCAGGCCGCACCTGTACCGCCGATTCCAAAATTACGTCTTACTACCTCAGCGTTGTTACCAAAAGAGCGCAGCATTATCTGCCACTGCCCGACGTAGTGCATAAAATCAATAGAAAACTTGTTTGCGTACTCTGTAACAGGGTCGTAGTCCCAGAGAACGAGTCCTGCTGCTGTATTATCATTGGTAGTATCATGCTGGACGTACGCCTCGGCGTATACGTATGCAGTGGGTACAATATCACACCAAATAGACGGGTATGGAGGACCCGCGGCGGCGGAGCTGTGATACATCGTAAGCGTACTGGCTTCCGTAATATAGGAGCCGGCACCCCCCTCAGAATAAACGGACCACCTAGAATGTAGGCTGTAGTCGTCAAAATAGTCCACAAACCCAGTGGTGAGCTTAGTGCCGTCCCAGACCGGCGCACTCCCCGAAAGCATAGTGCCTAAAGCTCCGAGAATGCCCCAAACATTGGGGGTGCCTGATGACGTAACCTGCGTAGAGGCACCGTCCGAGTCCAAGTAGTAGAGCTCGGTGTTGCCTGTCTGCGTGCCAGTATAAATAGTGCCGGTAGCGGCAACTGGAGCAGGAGCTGTACCACTTGCCA